TTACCAGATCATCTCAATAGGCTGTTCCCTTTCTGCAATTACTCTCAGTGATCTTGTCACATACAACCTCAGCGAGCAGTGTGCATTCACTTTATAGATGGTTTGGTCATATAACCGGATTTCCATCGGATTACCATCCTCGCTAAAGTTATAAATAACTATTTGCTGCTTGGGAAAAATTTCCTTGAAATTGACAGTCATCTTGATATAGTTTCCAATAATATGGATAAGTCTGTTTCTATCATCAGCTATATCAAGATAGCTGGAAGAACCGAATTCATATTCATGCGGATCCAATCTGATGGAATAATCAGATTCGTCATTAATGATTTCATCTGTCAGATTGGCTACCTTACCATTAGGAATAAATACGGTATTAGGATTTTCATCGTCTGATTTAAAGTTTCCACCGGCTTTTACAGATCCTTCTACGGTGAGCTTATCAGTCTCATTAGCTTTTCTTCCCATTCCGAAATGTTTCCATTTCCAATGAAAATTCAAACCTTCAAAATCATTATCTGTACCATAATCAGAACCATAAAAATAATATTCTTTTCTTTTTACGGCTACAAATTTTCTCAGCTTGGCATCTATAATACCTGATTCACCACTACCGGTATGGTTGTCTGCAATTACTAAGCCTGATCCTGTATTAACTGTAAAGTCTGAATTTAACTGTAAACCATACTGAGCCATATATTTCCATTGCTCAATATTTGCTGCGGTAAAATCTGCCTGCGTCCAGAATTTATACCAGGGTGTCGTCCAACTTCCGTCAATTCCTTTTCTGATTTTCAGCATCGGAATACCTGAACCATTAATGCCACTCTGATTGGCAAATGCTAACTGATAGGACGAATCACCTGTAGAGGCTGCTGTACCATCCCAGGGAGAGAAAGTCATTATCCCTGCGTAATTTCCGGCGCCTTCCAGGCCGGCACTTGTAGCGTTGGCAAAATCAAATCTAACCCGTTTGGGTGTAGAGTTGGGTGCAATATCATCCGGATTTCTTGAACCGTCTCTTGAGGTTACAAAAAAGTTGGTAAGATTGACAGAATTATTTCCACTGATCGTTAGTAGTTGACCGTTTTCACTTTCCGGAGTAGCACTTAATTGAATCTGGTTTTTGTTTACAGCATGGGTTCCCAGCGTTCCGTTCGGTATAACCGGACTTTGCAGAAAACTATTGGTATTGGTAAAAGTCTGAACCCCATTCAGTGTGGCATAGTTGGCTAATTGGGTATTTAAAGTAGATTGGGTAATATAACTGGCGGGATTAAAATTTCCCGTATGGTAAACATCTCTCCAACCTGACCAGTTTGAATTTCCTGATCCTGCTGTAGAACCCCGGAATTTCATTCCTTTTCCTCCTCTCTCAATAGTAAGTTGCTGTCTGCCATCGGAAGAGTTCAGATTTAAAGTAGTTGTATAATTATATCCAGATGTCGGGCTTTCCTGTCTGTAAATTCCTGATTCTGTAACATCCTCTAAAGCAAGTCCGCTTCTTAAATTTTTAAAAGGATTATGGTTTCCTTCATGAAATATCGCCCATGACTGAGATCCATCTGCATTTTCAATCCTCGGATCCAGCCCGTTAGTTCCTCTGTTAATATAGATTCCACCGCCGGATTTTTTATAGACCTTACCTTCTCCAAAGAAATTGACACCAGAATTATCCTGATTGAAATTGATATTTCTATCCGAATAAATTCCATTTACATTCAATGTATAGATGCTGCCAACTCCCGGATAATTAAAGTGAGTATTGGTGGCAGATTGAAGTACCATATTGGGTAAAGAAGGGTTTCCCAGATACAGATTATCTCCCTGAGAATTCAGCACCTGACCCCCGGTTAAATTATCTGATCCCAATAATCCTATATTACCATTTAAAGTTCCATTCTGAGAATACCTGAGGTAAGCGCCATTGTTCTGGCTTCCCGGAACTCTAAACAGAATCTGGTCCCCATAAGTTCCATCCCATGATGTAGAGAGTAATTTTTTCTGGTTATACGAATCTCCAACAGTAATTAAATCAGATAGGCCGCCATTGAAATGAATGGTTTCATTCTTAGCATAAAAAGCTTCTTTTATCCTGGAAAATACAGAGCTGTTGATTTCATAAATTTCAGCAAACGCCAGACAAAATTCCATTGCAGTATCCGGACCATGAACATAAACATGGCCTCCGTTCCCAAAATTGGTTCCGGTTCCACATATCACTGCTCTCACATAAGTTTCCCATTTACCGGTTCCTGCCCTGGGGGTTAACCAATTCACCGAAGCATTATCTCCCATGTAGTTTTCAGCATTATTAAATGAGTATCCTACAGGAAGTTTAGCCATAAACTTTTGAATAAATATAGCGTTGGTTCTGGCAATAAATCCCAGTATAAACCCACCTAGTCCCGGAGTAGCTCCACTGCCGTTATAATTGAATCTTAACTGCATTCCTGATTTATTCGGAAGATTAGGGGCAGCTTCCCGGGTCATCGTTACATTACCATTACCCAAATTATTATAAATACCTATACTATTGGTTCCATACCTGAATTCTTCATCTCCGTATAAAGGATAAGCTCCCTGTAATGCAAGATTAAGTAGAGAAAACGGCCCCATCTGCGGATTAGCCACTGACAGTCTATCCCATCCGGAATATACTGTATTCTGGAAACCTACAGTTTTAGTAGCATCTATTGTTTGAGTAGTATTGGTGGTGACGTACTCTTTATTATCTAAAGAACCATCAGCCTTTAAAAACTGGGCGGCTGTACCGCCCATTACTCTATAGCCTTTAGAGGTGTTATAATATGAGTATTTAACGTCCATTTTAAATATCTTTACGGGTTACTGTTACAGATACAGGATTAGGCAGGGCAGAATCAAATTCAATATCAATTTTATTCGGATCGGTTAGTTTTATCCTGCCATCTATTTGATAAAAAGTTACGGTATCATACATGACAACATCTACATTTCTGGAGCCCAGGTTGTGGGTCACCGCTGCAGTTCCGGAAATAGAAGTGGTGTATGATCTTACAACATTGGTTGCTGCAGTCACCCTACCTTTGGCATCCACTGTAACCTGATCGTAGGTACCGGCAGCTACTCCTGTTGCCGCTAATGTCAATGCTCCGGTTACGTTGGCCGAACCGTCAAAGGTTGTTGTCCATGAAGCATCACCTGTAGCAGAAATTGTTCTTGGTGTGGTCAGTTTTGCAGCAGATCCGGTTGTATTGATTGCTGCAGTGCCTGTAAGTAATGTTGCAGGAACAGCTGTTACAGGAACCGTCACATTCCCCGAACCGTCAATAGTCTGTGCCGTTGCGGTAACTCCGGAAAGTGTAATCGTTCTCGGTGCCGTCCATTTTGTAGCGGAAAGAACATTTTTCGCTGCATCTGCCGTGTTATCTACATTCCCTAAACCTACATGGGACTTGTTTAAGACCACAACTCCTGTTAATCCATTGACAGAGTCTACAGCCCCGGATGTGATATAAACGAAGGTAGTTCCGGTCCATCGGTAAGTCTTGTTATTGTCAAGAGATACATAAATTTTACCTGTTTCTCCGGCAAGCAGATTGGTATAAGCGGCTTCTTTGTAAAACTTACCGTCAGCAACTTTGTAATATCCTTCCAAAACATCATCCACGTAAGATGGCAGCTGAGATGCAGGCACCTGCCCTGATGCATCCAGTGAAGCCACTCCATTCGCTGTACCTTTTTGTGATAGCGGGATATAATTAGCCAGATCCGCCGAGGTAGGCATAGAGCCCAGAGATACCGTTATTCCGTTGGTTGTCTGGGTAATTCCTGTCACCACATTCCCTGAACCGGAAGTAGTAACCGGTAAGGAAAACGTAGTCCCTGTCAATGTAAGACCATTCCCTGCCGTATAAGTGGTATCTGTAGACGCTAATGTGATGGTAGTTCCGGATTGGGTAACTGCCATATTAGCACCTGCCGCAAGGGTAATATCCCCGGAAACCAGAGAACCGGATGCGCCACCTTTTAATCGGGTAATGGTGTCCGGCGTTGTAAATGACCTGTTGGCTGACAAATCATAAGATGTCCCGTTAATTGTTAAAGTTCGTGTTTTAGGCACATAATCCAGGGGATTTAAATTTCCGTCATGCCAGAAAGAACTGATGGGTCTTGTGCCGCCTCCGGCAGTTAAAATATCATTGTCTGTTTTTCCTTCGATTTTGTATCCAACAGAGCTTCGATAATAAGCGTATTTAATGTCCATAATTATATTTTTTTGATTGTTAGCTGAATTATATTGGGAGGTAAAGAATCGAATAACACTTCAATAGTATTGGCGTCTATCCGCCTTACCTTAATGGGGACTGTAAACATCGTAACGGTGTCATAGGCATCAATCACAAAACTGAATGTATCAAGGTTGTGCTGTATCCTGGAGTCTCCCCTCACTCTCTCTTCGTGTCTGATTTTTTCAGCAGCGGCTTCGTCTTCAATATTTTTAATTTTATCATATATCAAGTCATTAAGCTGATTCTGATATGTGACAGCGCCCCAGTTCGAATAGCTTCCTGTCAGCTTGATCTTATCATCAAAGATTCCATGCATCACCGTCTCTTTAAGCCATTCTATCTGGGTTCTGTTCTCTTTGATGTAGCTGACGATTTTCTGAATGTCATCAAGATTGACGTCATCAGAAGCAAGCATTGCATTGATTTCTGCAATATGTTCAAGCATTTCATTATCCTTCGCCTGAAGCATATTCACAAACTCCCTGATCTGCTCTTTTGTATAGACATTTCCGGCCTCTCCGTCTCCATCCACAGTTGCTGCCCACTTCATTTTTAGCTTTTCTTTCCATTCAGCTACATGGGCTGCTGTAAGATTGGAGGCATTAAGTTTTGCCAGGAACTGATGATGTGCATTTTCATCTTCCAGGTGATCTGCAGACAGTGTTTTCCGGAAGGCTTCCTGCAAGCCCGCCACCTCATCCATCCTGATGTTTTCGTCTAAATGACGGAATGAAGAAAAGGTCTCCTTAAACTGATGTTCCGTAGGAATATCGCCTTTTTCAAACCAGCTGAAAATTATATTTAAAGGTGTACTCATGATTATTGAAAATTAGTTTTGATAAAAATTGATGATTCGGGAAATGCCTGCGTGATGACAGGTAACCGCCTTGAATGAAATACAGTATTGTTGGGGCGATTTTTTGATCTCACCCTTCTTTTATCATTCTATCTTTTACTGAATTACTCATATGATCATCATCAGGAAGACCACATGGCTGTCATTTTTGCAATTTATTTGAGACCAGCAACAGCATTTATATTTTTTCTGTTGGCTCCGTATATATTTTTGCCCCGGTGACGGTTCACATTCTTCAGCGCTCAAATTTCATCTTTCTTTCGCTCTTATAAAAGTTTTCAGGCCTCTCTATTCTGTAGTTGCAGCAGACTTTACTTTTCTGAAATGGAATGATATTTTTTGTAATTACAGGGCTCAAAATTCATTGTTTTTTATTTCAAATCCAAGTTTTCCGGCCTCTCCATTCTGTAGCTGCAGTAAACTTTATTTTTTTGCAACGGAATGATACTTATTAAATTACAGCGCTCAAAATTTATTATTTTTTATTTCGCATACAAGTTTTACGGCCTCTCTGTTCTATAGTTTCAGTAGCTTATACAAGCAGCCCCATTGTTTTCAGCCCGGTCATCGGAAAGTGACATCAGGTTTCAGGCAGATTACTGAGAAATATCAGATGAAATATTATAATAAACTTTCGTATTTTTATAGAACTTAATCCATTTTCTGCCAACTGAACGTAATGGTAAGGAAGGCCAACACTAGTTATTCATGAAAAAATTAAATCCAGGTTATTTCAAATTCTTCTTTTTCAGATATGGTATCATTGTTATTCTTGTTTTTGTGGTATCAATACTGATTTATTGCATCAGCAAAGAGGAAGATGATCCTGTGAAACTGGCTTTTCCCAATATACTGGCCCTTCTGTTTTTCATATTGATATGTGTATCAGAATACCGGATGCTGGAAAAAAATCTTCCCCCTGCCGATGTTTTCCTGACAGATGACGGCCTCATCATTAACGGAATATCATACTCTTCCGTGCAAATAGAAGAGCTTACCTATATGCCTGTAAGAAATACGCTGAATAAATTTCCGTCGTATTTCTTTGAAATTAAAACCAGTGATGGCGCTGTTTTTTATTTTCTGGACAGAGATCCGAGCTGGAATGGCGAATCAGCTGTTATGAAATTATTGAGCGGGCATCCTCTTTTCGCTTTAAAAACAAAAAGAAGAGAGGAATCTTCAGAAGGTTTTTCCGTGTTTAAAAAGCAGAAACAGTTGTAAAAAATCAACCAAACAAAATATTATTTTTCATCTTTATTAATTAATTACAGACTTAAATTTTCCCATCATGAAATTAGAATTATATCAGATAGATGCATTTACAGAAGAGATTTTCCATGGAAATCCTGCCTGCGTTGTTCCATTAAAAAGCTGGCTGCCCGATGAGATCCTTTTAAAAATAGCCCGTGAAAATGCCGTGGCAGAAACAGCCTTCTTTATCGATAACGGCAATACCATTCATCTGAGATGGTTTACCCCTGAAATTGAAATGGATTTATGCGGACATGCCACTCTGGCCACCGCCCACTGCCTGGTTTCCCTCTTAAACTATCAGCACAGCAGAATCATTTTTGAAACCAAAAGCGGTGAACTGACCGTTGATGTAAAAGACGGATTTTATTATATGGATTTCCCGTCAAGAATGCCTGAACCTTCTACTCTTCCGGACACTATTGCCCAGTCTCTCAATATACAGCCAAAAGAAGTCTTCCGGTCAAGAGATTACGTTCTGGTGTATGAGTCTGAAGACGACATCAGAAAAATCAGTGTTGAAAGATCCGTTTTTGACCTTATCAACCTGGACCCTGGAGGCGTTGTAGTAACAGCAGCAGGTACTGACAGTGATTTTGTTTCAAGATATTTTACCCCGCAGTCTTCCATTCTTGAAGATCCTGTAACCGGTTCTGCCCACTGCTCACTCATCCCGTTCTGGTCATCAAGATTGGGAAAAGATACACTTTTCGCCCGCCAGCTTTCTGAAAGAGGCGGCCAGCTTTATTGTGAAAACAAAAATGAAAGGGTGATTGTGGCCGGTAAAGCCAGAACCTATTCTACAGGACATTTGTGGATAGAATAATATACTCTGACCAGGCGGAAGGATTGGAGAAACAACAGTTTTTTTAAACGCAAAGTTCATTTTTTATTATGCTGAATTTTAGCAGGAAAATGATAGTAATAAACCTTTGCGTTAACTCTTTAGCTTAACCCCCGCTCCCGCACGAATCCTTTCGTGTGGTCTAGCATATAAACATCCAACTAATCTAAAGCAAAACTTACGGAATATAATCCTTCAAGATTCTAGAAGATAAAAAACTGTGAGGAAGTTATTGAAGTAAAAAACCACACGAAAGGATTCGTGCGGTAGCGATGGTAGCGATGAAAGAAGAATCTCTTTGAAATATATGAGATTCTTCACTACATCCCATTTCGATCAGAATGATAGCGTTGAAATTCAGATATCCAACCTCCCGCTACCAGCTTCTACCCTCTCTCCGCTCCAGAATAAGGTATGCTGCATCCAGCATTTTTATCAGATGGATATACGGATTGATGATATTCCTTTCCGGAAGATTTTTATACATGCCCATTGAGAAATAAACTATCCCGGACATAAAATAATCAAACTCTTTGACACTGTATTCTTTAAACGCTTTTTTAAAAACCAACACTGGATTTTGGTATTCTTTCTCCGAAAGCAAGCCGAGAACCCATGGAGAAGGATTTTCCAATGGAGGATCTGCAACCCATTTCTTTCCTTCTAAATGGATGAGGTAGCACGCACGCACAAACGACCGTACCGACTGATGAAACTGAAAAACTACCGTCGGATCTTCATTGATCCAGCTATTTCGCTTTACGGCGTAACTCATAATGCTGTTTAACTTCTCTTTAGAGGTTGCCAGATCATTGAACTGGAAAAAGTTCTCCATCAGCTGTAACCCGGAACGCTTCTTACCACCTTTCCAAAGCTGAGGTTCAAAATGTGTGCTTGTCTTTTTCATGTTTGTATTTTTTTTATAAATGTAATAAAAGAATTTCAATTACGGTCGATCGACCGTGCTTTTTTATTATTTAATTACTTGATTTGTTTCTATGACAGATATAAACGAGAAAATTTGTTCATACATTACAAAGAAATGGTTGATACCTTGGCTTCAGGAAGGCAAGTCTCAAACTTCTTTTGCAAAAAATCATGGTGTGGAAGAAAGCACGATTAGGAAAATAAAAAGCGAAAAGACTTATAGAATTCCTATTGAAACACTTTTTAAAATATGTGAAGCACGAAAAATTAGTTTATCTGACTTCTTTAAACTTATAAATGAATAAATCCTGACGAGGGTTGGGATTTTTTTATGTCAAAACTCTTAAAGCTTTTTCTTTGAAAGCTTTAAAATTTTCGTGAAAATACTGAATCAAAATTTTAAAGTGTTTTTTATTTTTAATGTTTACGGAAAGCCGTAAAATAATTTTAAAGAAGGTTTATACATTTGAATCTGATTTGAAAAATTTATAAAAGCTTCATTTATATATTATAATAAACAAAAAGATGAACAATAAACATATAGTTGAAAATATTTAAATTAGATAATGATATACCAGTTTATACCAAATTAATTAAACAACTTACATAAATTAAAATAGCACCAAGTTTGGTGCTATTTTAATTTATAAATTTATTGTTATTTCCTTCAAAAGATTATTAACTTTTTTACCTATTCCAATCACATCAATTGGTATATTTTCATCAAGACTTTTTGTGAATATAGTACCGTGATAATCATTTTTGCCTCTTAAATGAAGTATTATTTTAGTAATAGCTTCATTAAAGACGTAGTAGGCACCCCCATTACCAGTTTCTTTGTTTAAAGAATAAACTTGAATTTTATAAGAAATAGGCTCTTCATCAAAGATTATTAAATCAGGTTTATTTTCTGACTCAGGTTTAAAAACTTTATCTACAACATTTTTATAATAATCTTCATTAATTATCGCTACAGGCAATTTTTCTCCAGAAGATAATGTATTTTTAACTTCAATCTTATTAAAACCTTGATAATTTAAATCTTTAAATGTATCAACTGAATAATTGATTAGATCTATTGTTTTTTGTTCTGTAGCTTCATCATTTAAAAATGAACTCCTTCTTTCATAGATAACCTTTAAATCTGATGTTATCTTTTTTAGGCTTTCACTTGACGCATCAACATCTTTCAGAGTATTAATAGGCTCATCTGGTAGTTTATTAAAAATGTATTTAAAGAAATTGAAAATGAATTCTTTTATATCCTCATTTGGAATCGAAAATAAATTTGGCTTTTCATTTAATTGAATTTCAAAATTTAATTCAAAACTTCCGGCAATAGCAACTTCAGAATAAATTTTAGGTTCAATATTTAAGTCATTTAAAAAAGTTGTTGCTGAATCTAAAAGATGATAAATTTTAGCATTCGTGTCACTAACAGCTAAAGGCTCAGCTTTATGTAAATCTGCTAATTCACCTTTAAGACTAAAAGTATAATCTAAACTATTCTTTTTAACAAAATCAGGACAAAATGAATTTTCAAGAGGAAGAAAATCTTCAGGCAAATCGGTGATACTTATCAATGCATTATTAATAACTTCATCATTATAATTTTTATCTACAATAAATACCGCATTAGAGTTACTTAATATTTGTCTTAGTGTAATTTTACGATTTATAAAATCATTTAATATTTCATCTGATAATAAAGTGTGAATATATCTTAGATATAATTCTTCATCATCTTCATATAATATTGAACCTAATATTTTTGACCCATATTTATTTGTACCAATATATAGCATATCAATATGACCATCTCCTAACAAACTTGAATAGTTTGCTATAATGTCATATAATCCATCTATATAAAAAGGTAATTTAGTAAATATAAACATAATTAGTGTAATTCTTTTATATCGATTTTTTCAACTTTTGTATAATCAAAATCATCACTTTTATAAAAGTCATAATGATGTTTATTTAATTCATTAGGTGTATGTTTAACTTTTCCCGCTGATTCATAAAACTTCACAACACTTAAATATGGTTTATATTTTGGAGCTAATGGAAATAATTGTTGATATATTCCTTTAACTTCTTCTTTAACTTCTTCATTAAAAATTGATACAGAAACTCCCTTCAATGAACATATTTCTTCACAATTATCATCCTCACTTCGACGACCCTTATCCCAATATGAATTAAAATCTTGGGTTCTTATATGATCCTTCATTATTTTAATTGCATAGTAGTTTTCTATGTCCTCAAATGCGTTAGTAAAGCAATCGCAAGTATGTCCCGATTTTAAATTATTAAAATCCATGTTTGTAATTTGATGGTTAAAAGTTTATTACATGTTTTTGATAAATGTATTAATTAAAATTGACCTATACAAAATTATCTTTCTGCTTGTGGCCTTGTTTAAATGACAGTATTGATAAAATCTTGTAAATCCGACAGTTGCATATACATTCTTAATTCAATTATTATGAAATCATTAAAAGAATTCCTAACAGAAAATTTAGAGAGTCCAACTGTTACAACTGTTCAAGAAAATGTTGAAAAACAAGTTGATCAAAATTCCCCACGCTGCCGCACGAATCCTTTCGTGTGGCATTAGCATATAAATGAAAATATCTTGTTAATCAATTCTTCAAAGATTGTAGAATTTGTTAAGGAAAAAAACTTTGTGAGGAGTTATTGAAGTAAAAAACCACACGATACAATCGTGCGGTAGCGATGGGATTCTATTTCAAACAAAAGTCTGCCCTATGCATCAATATTGGAGAGAGTTACTTATATTTGAGACTTAACGGAAATTGTAGAAAACCTCAACACTTACCATATGAAAACAAAACTCAGCTATCTGTTTATTCTGTTATATGCTCTTGTAAGTGGTCAGGAAAAATCTATCATTAATGACCTGAGGTTTTCTAACTATTTCGGGCATCCCAAAACCATCACAGAGATCATCACTTATTCACCGGATAACATTTATAAAAATATTTCCTATTATGACAAAGAGGGTTTTCTTACGAAAGTAGAATATTACAATGCTATTGGAAGCGGACCTTCTCAGGAAAGATTTATCAATAAAATTATTACCTACAAATCAAAGGACAAAGCCAAACGCTATTTTGAAGCCTTTAATCCTGGCAATAAGAAGATAGAAACTACAGGTTATTTTGAAAAAGTTTCAGATTCTCTGTACAAAAGAGTTTCAAATGATCCTGTTCACAATATATCTCTTAGCAAGCTGTTTTATTTTGACAAAAATAACCGCCTGATAAAAACTGAAGAAACCATAATCGGCGAAACCAAAAGTAAAAAAAATAATCGCTATGCACACCAATTTCTCATTGGATAAATCTCTCACTTTTAAATACTATTTAAAGCACATTTAAACAATATAAAAAATGCACTCAACTGAGTGCATTATATCTTTTAGTATTGAAAATAAATAGAGGCTTCAAACAGACATAATTATTCCTTAATATTAGGATTGGAAATAATCTTCTGATTATATAGAATACATGCTAAATGAAACAATGTTTTAGCATTATAAAAATCCTTTATTTTATTCAACCGTTTTTCAACCGAACTCAAACTATTCGGTTTTATACCATTTTCTTTCAACCTTTCAGAGATCTCATATTGAGCCATCCCTTGCTGTAAATATTCAATTATTAATTTTTCTACACTATCCATGTAGTAAAATTATTAAAGCTTAGCTATAAAAAAATACGGGTTTCATCATTCTTATTTCATGTTTAACCTAAAATCCCTGTTTAATTCATAGGTTAGGAAATAGTAAAAAAATAATGCTTTTACTGACTTATTCATTTTCCGTTCACCCGAAAAAATAAGACTCAATGTAGATTTATCCAGGGCTAACTGAGCTACAAGATCATTTGTGTTCAGCCCAAATTCTTTCATTTTACCATGTATCCAGTGTAGCGAAATATCAGATACATCCAGCGAATATCTAACCGGTTGTATTTTCCACCCCGGGAATGCTTCTTTTGCCCTGTCAATAAGTTCTTTTTTGTTTAAAATGTATCCGTTAATAATCCTACTTTGAATGATTTTAACGGTATTGTCATTAATAACCTCGATATCAATCCCGACTTTTTTATAGTTCCGAATTGAAAGTAATTGATCTTTTGTTAAGTTTACAGTTGTCATACATTTAGTTATTTATATAAAACAAAGGGGCGGGGCAGCCCCCTTTGTTAAATTCTGATTTCTTTTAAGTTTGTAATATCAAAAATTGCAATCTGCTTTTCTTGCTTAGCGAACTCTACAGCTTTGTCAAGCTCTGAATTTTTGAATATTTTTATTGAATCAAAGTAGAACTTATTGTTTTCTACATTTAGCCATCCTCCAAGTATTTTTCCGTTTTCTAAAGAATGACTAATTACTTTCTCTAAACTTTCTTTATCAAATGAATCCTGAGTCTCTAAATATGCTACTGCAATTCCAAATTTGACAGGATTTAAAGTTTCTAAATTTAAGGTGAATCCTTCTGGGTTGTTTAGTGAGTATTCCCAAACTCTTTCAATTAGTTGTTTCATTTTAGTAACTTGTTTTGTTTCTCGTTTTCTATTAAAGAACCCCTTTGCTTTTGTAAGACAAAAATACAAAAAAAGTTTGCTATACGCAAACTTTTTTTCTTTATTTTTTTACATATCCAAACTTCTCAATAATGCCAGATACCATGTCTTTAAAGGCGTTAATGACAAATCTTTTTCCTTCTTTACTGAGAAACATCCAGTCTGTCAGATCTTTTGAAAGTACAATTGCAATCGCAAAGGGTAAGAAAAAAATCTTCATTGGCCATTTTTTATAGATTGCAAGCTCATAGAGTCCTATTGTGCAGATCATCACCAGTACTGCCATACCAATCCAGTCTCTAAGTTCTGGGCTCTTCACATCGGGTGTCCTATGCCATAGATACATCCTATAGACATATCCTGCTAGTGCCAAAACAATAATAATCCAATCATGTGCGCTATATGGCCAGTCAAAAAGGCCATCAATTTCTACGATTATTTTGTTTTGCTGCATATCGTTGGTTTTTTCGTTTTTGTCTAAGTATATTTAAATGAAAACAGCGCAATCTTCTACGAATGAAAGTGTATATTGTATGTATACCTTTCAATGTAAGAATAAAGCATAAACTGATGATTAAAAACCAACCCGGAGACCCTTCACGAATGTGAATATTAAGCCCTTCTGAATAGGTTATAATTATTCCTATGTAAGACAAAATCAAAAGGATTATGCCTTTAAATAGTGAGATGATATTAGTTGTCATTATTGAAAATATTTAATTGCCCCAATGTAGATATCAGCCATTTGCTTATAGCCGGCATCATCCGGATGGACATCATTATTATTTACTTTTACCTGTGTGGTATTGTATGAGTCTAAATTCTCAGTTATTGTCGGGAAATTGTTGACCCGGTCAATAATAGAAGTTGTTCCTAGCAGATACACCTTATTGTTTCGAGATGCAGCTGTGTCATATGTTTTCAGGAGCTCATTCCACCAGACTACCAGACCTTTTTTTACATAATATTCTAAACAGTAAAATCCACTATTTAAAAGATTTCCTGTAGCATCCTGGGTGATCGCCGGAGGAATGGTTTGAAGGATACCAATTCTGATATTTGAATTATATGTTTGTATTTCTGATATCATTGACGCAAGCTGTGTTTTCATTTCTGAAACCCTGGCCTGTACATTCAATGCATTATCCGGGAGGGCTGCCCCAAACAAATCATTGATGCCTAATTGAATGAAAACCCAATCGTTTGCACCCATTGTTTGCCCCGAATCCGTCAGATACTTTCCCAGGTCAAATTTTGAAGTTGTATAGTTCCAGAATGGATTCCCGTCAATCAACTCAAATGACGTGTAATTGATTGTTGCATCCCCGGAACCGGAAACCTTAGTAAGCGTTCCCGCCGCAGGAGGGTTATTGGTGCCGGAGGTTTTCTGAGCTGAAAAATATCCGGAATTGACCTCGCTGATGGTATACTCAGATCCATTCACAGAATAGATACTGTTTTTGCTTACATTTCCTGACGGGTAATTGAATTTAAAAAATACCCTTCCTACCGTTGCATAGTCGTTAAAGGTCCATCCTCCACGGCCTTCGTGCTTAACTCCGTTGGTTTCCCGTGTTCCTAAAAAGGTAACTTTCATGACATCCAAATCAAAGAAGTCTTTAATCGCCTTCGCTGTCACTCCTGCATTAACGGTACTGTCTCCAATGATTAGTATTTTCCGTGTAACTCCATTACCAAAAGTGACTAATGCGACTAACACATCAGTTGTCTTTTCTTTCACCTGGCCTTTTGAGTTCTCAATTTTTAATTTAAAATTAAAATCTTCCGTTGGTACAACTCGAAATTTATCTTGCAGAAATTTCCCTCTATAAGCAAATACTGAAGTATAATAGTTGTTTTTATGGTCGGCTATTGGGTGATATATTGCAGAGTCGAAATAAACATTCATTTGCCGTCCGCTCATCCAGTACATTACACTGGGTGTAATAATTGAAGACTTAATCCCCGTATCCGGGTTTGGTGTCATCGAACCTTCAACAATCAGATTATCGATAACAAGCCCATTAACAGGAGCCTTAAAACTTTCGTATGCCGTTTTATTTTCGCCGGTTTCAATCTGAAAGGTTTCTTTCATTCCATTGCTAAAAACTGATGTACGACACCAAACAGCATTTGTAGGGACTTCAATTGTATCACCTCCGTATTCCCGGCCACTTATATAAGTTTTATCGTTAGTATAAAAAGCAATATGTATAAGACTTGTTAACGTGATTTTATTAAGACCTGATACATCGCAAAAATCGGAAGCCTCATAATTTGCATTGGCGTCCAGGTTTCCGGAAAAAGCATTCACATATTTACCGGCAGTTGTTTTTGACTTATCAAACCTGTTTTTACCGTACACCATTTTCTCCTTTATAAAACTTGTTTGAGAAGGATTAACTGAAAGCTTATCAATAACAATCCTCTGCACTTCGGTGTAAGGTACAAACGGGGTCCCCTCAGTTCCTTTTTCAATTTGAATATCTGTAGCATTGACCGAAAATGAAGCTGAAACAAACTTTGCTCCCGCAGGTGATTTTAAGGAGGTATTTGCCCCGCCAACGTTGGAACCGGATATAAAGGAACCGGATACATCATACCAGGCGATATGGAAAAGCACAGGAAAGTAATAATCCGTATCACTATTAACCGGTAATTTGACAAATGATTGGTAAGCAGGGTTAGGATCAATTGTTCCGGTTTCCCAATTCACATATTTTCCGGACTGTTTCTTAGCAGGATTAGCAATGTTTTTTCCTGTGATCATTTCCTCGGCCGCAAATGTAGTCTGTGCCGGTTCTATAATCGTTACATTCTCTTTGAAATTTGCTGCCAGATCCTTATCAGTTGTAAAACCTCCATCCGATTTATAATATTCGCCTATATGGGCTGTTGGAGGCGTTCCTGAACCTCCTACATAGGCAGATAACTTTTTGATAACTTTATTGTTGTACTCTTCAAAAACATCAACCGCTGACCATTTAGCCTGGACAGCTGTTCCCAGTGCATTTTCAAATGCCTGTATCAAGGTGCTTTCTGCTCCTGAATCAAGCTTTTGATCTAAAGTACTCTGAAGGCTTTTAACAGCAGAAATATCAATCAGATCATCCTTGTGCCAGTACGAATCAAAGAAATTATAGAAGGCCTCCTGTGCAGGTTTTAAACCTTTCGCAAATAGTTGACGTAAATTAATTTTTGATATTTTAGCCATGGTTATCCAGTGTATATAATATAATTAACAATTCTATGTGGGCTCAGTATCTTTAAAGGCTCAGATAATCCTAATGTTTCAGTTAGTATCTGTGTACCATTGGCGGCAGTTCCTATATTATCCGCCGGACCACTGTCATCCACTAATTGTCCTCCATTGGTGTAGATACCGGTTCCGATTTTTATATTAGGCAAGTGTTTTTTCTGAATTGTTGCAGTTTTTGATCCGCCGACCGTACCCAAAGTGCTAAACTCTGAATCCGCTTCATTTCTACCAACTAATGTTAACCCTGCCGCACCCAACCATTCCGAATAACCCGGAGGAATTTCAGAAGCCGGTTTAAGAAACAAAATGGGTGAATTACCTTCCAATATTGGTTTTGCGAGTTTCTCTAATCGGGACAGCCTTTCTTCTATAAGATTAAGCGGAGTTACCCGTTTAAAATCAGCCCAATTATATGCAGTTACCGAAAAGCCGAAAGCAGCGTATCTGTAGGTTTCAAAATCTTTTACAGAACCATCTTCAAATGCTGCCTGTGTTTTTTCTTCTTTTATAATGACCGTTGCTTGCTTTACCCCTCCTTTGAATTCCAATGTTTCGCCGTTAATGATTACTATACCATCAGAAATATTCGTTCCTAAATCTTCGCATCCGGAAACGATAGCTTTGTCTCCCGCCATTTTTGCGACTCCTGAAAAAATGGAGTATCCGTCCTGAAGTCCGGCAAGTACTTCGGTTACTAACTTAAATCCTCCTGTTTGGTTAAAATCAAAGGTTTTCATCTACTACTATTTTATAGCGTTTTCCCGCCAGTTTATAAAAATCAATTAATGCTTTCAGTTCTACCTGATAATTTCTTAGTTCTCCCGGAACTACTACTGTAAAATCAACCCCGCTTCCATCGGTTTCCGATCTGGAATAAATAATCATTTCACCCAACCATCTTGGCTTTTGTTCAGAGTCGGTATAGATGTATTTCGGCTTTTTTAGTAATCCGTCAACAATTTTGATGCGGCGTTGATAATCAAATGTGTCGTTTAAAATTTTCCGCAGTTTACAGGTCTGGGAATTATGCACAATCTTTGTAATATTTTGCGACCGGTTTACAACAAATAAATTATTGAGATCTGAAATTTCATCAGAGATCAAAGCTAAAAATGAACTCAAAACAGGTTTTCTCAATAACGAAGGCCAGGCCTGTATGATTAGGGTTCGCCCATCCAGTTTATACCACATATTCTATATTGCTATTTTCAAAATCAATTGTAAAATATCCACTCACGGGGATTTTAGAAATCTCAACATTTTCAAAAACTCCATAATCTCCTACAATAGGATCTATCCAGGCAGTCTTCACGTTGACAAGGTGTGGATTGATGACACCATCAATAGATTGTAGTTTATCAACCAGTTTATTTAAAATCAGTTCTCCATTAAATGGAAGTTCTTTCATAAATTGTTTTAATGCGTCATTAACCGGTTCGTTTCCGTTAAGTATTGAAACCCCATTTGAATCAATCACATTAGGATCCCGTTTAATTTTGAAAAATATCTGAAGCTTATCAGGTAGATAATTGATAACCGTAGTCTGTACACCGGCATCCCTTACCTCAGAGATATAATATTCAAATGCTGTTTTTTGTTCCTCTGTGATGGGCTGCAATATTCCGCCGTTTTCTGTGGCAATTTTAATAATCAGCCTGCTTTGGTTTTCCGGTTCTGTGACGGCACAGTATTTTACAATTTTAGAAAGATTGATTTCATCTTCAGTATGTCCAGTATTATCAAACTGGTCGGAATCCGTTATTAATGAAAACCCGTATTGAAAAGCTAGAGAAATTTTTCTGTACCATCTTGGGGTATGGGCTTTTTCCTCCTCAATTAGCTTTGCAATTTCCTGTTTATGGGCGGAAAATATCTGCTCATGGGTCCATACAAGAAAGGCAAAAACCCACAGCATGTTTCGCCAGATAGCTACTTTAGAATCAGAGTTCAGAACATCCAACGCCGGATAAGTTGCTTTGCGTTCTAAAAGACTGTTAAATATTTCATCGATTGTTCTCATTGTACTTCAAATGTTTCTTCAATCTCCCAGTAATTAATACCGGCTAGGGGCTTTACTTCAATTAAATTTTCTGTTATTGCAGTTGCAGGCTGAATTCCTTTTGCATCGAAATAGCTATACACATCTTCATCAATATTTAACTGATCCGGAATTATGATATCTCTTCCAGGTGTTAAAATATCTGATATGGATACACCGTTAGCCTGGGCTATTGCAAAACTATTTTCTATCATACCGGTATGCTGTATCAGAATATCCAGTATGGTTTGATTCTCTAATGCTGTAATGATCATAGATTTATTTTTATATTTTCATAGCCTCCAGATAGATCAATATCCGGATTAATGTAACCGTCGTACTCAAGCTGAATTTTTAAATCACGTTTAAACTGGTAATCATCACGGTTTTTTTTAAGTTGCAAAACCGCTCCAAATCCAATCATCGGAAAGGCTTTATATTCCCCCGGATGGGCAAATGTGATATCAATCACATGCTGTTGATCAGAATCTCCCGCCACAAAATCTCCGTTTTTAATGATGGGCTCGTGGTTTTCGTCTACTTGAATATCTTTTCTCATGATATTTGCCCGGTTCCTGTAAATGGTCCCTGATTACTGGTTCCTGTTATTGTTACTGTACCGCTCTTTAAATAATCTTTAATGAGTTTTAATAGCTTCTCAGCATAGATCAATTTTGCGGCTGTTCTATCGGTCTGCCCTTCCATTTCTGTTTGGATGGCAACAACATCCTGGATAAATTTGGCGTCATTTAATGGCATTATATAAAGAGATTTTCGGTTTTACTTTTAAGATTTTCAAATTTCAGTTTATCAACATCAGAAAATTGACCAGGTCCTGAAGGTGTGGTGATCACCGCATTTTTTAATTGTGTAAATCCATCACTTAAAATTTGCTTCAGATCACTACTATCATTTTTCAACTCGAATTTCCCGCCTGACATTTCAAAATGTGCCCCGCCGATCTTAATGATCACTTTGTCTATCTGAGTATACTTAACCAGGGCTGTTTCGGCTGTTTCATTTTCTACAACCAGGCAAAGAACCTGAGATCCTACAGCCGGATAAATCAAAATACAGTCATCAAAACTTTTATCAATCGCATTGAGCCGGACATCATACAGAGGGGGAAGATCTTCCCGCTCAACGGTGCAGGTCATGCCAGTGATTTCTGTCACGGTTCCTATAGAGGTGTACCGATTAACCGGCAATGCATTGCCACTTACAGCCCGAATAGCCTCAACAAACTTTTCCACGGTATTTTATATAATGTAAAAGCGATTAAACCAAAGAAGAATATTCTCCCCAACTCTAACCAAAGTTTTTGAAAAAAGCTTAGTTCTGCCGGTATCTCCACATTTTCTACTACTGGGTAAGGCACTTCAATTACTTTTGTATGATCCTTATTCTCCTGGATAAATTTTTCTTTCCATTTCATAAAGAGCTTTTGTGCTTCAGTGGTAATTATTATACTGAGTTTGCCATCCTTCAGGCTGATATCAGAATTAACGCCTTTTGTACTTTTTTGATCAGGATCCCGGAGCACCGGTTTATTATTAATACAGTCCACATAAGCTTCATAATAAAGGCTATCAGGAACCGAAACAAGAACAGTGTCTTTTACCGTTACCGTTACTGTCTTGGTATTGACAACGCTATCCTTTACGACTTTTGGCGGCGGTAGATCCGACAGTCTTTTTCTGACCCCGCTGCACCCGGGGAGTAATAGTAATATGACCATAAGTAGGCCGATTATATTCTTCATTGCTTTTGATTTTAAATGAAATTTTATTTTGTCTTTTTATTCCGGCAGAATCATCAATGGTGGTTGTAACACCATCAATGAAGTACTGTCCGTCACGATATCCAGTGGGATAGTTAGGATCTTTTACATTTGCGCCATCCCCGGGTTCTGTCCGGGGATAAAACCACCCGTCTATACTTCCTTCATAACCATCAAACACAACTGAGTTATAATACTTTTCCGCCCATTCCTTCAGTTGTTCCTTATTGAGGTTAAGTGGAGCGTGTAGGGAAATTTCACTTTCTCCAACATCTCCGAACTCATAGGTCACTTTTTTGTCTGCACTACCTTTCTGCATTGATACAGCTTTTACAAATCGTTTTCTGCCTTCTTTGGTTTTATACTTCAGATCAGTACTTTCCCGGATGTTCTTTCCAAATGTGAAATCATGCATCACCTGCGGTTTAAAATCAACTGTAAGCCCGGCATAAAGAACTTTCCCTTTAAAAAAACACCGAACTCCATATTTATCTTTCAGATCTTCAATCACCTTGTAAGGAGTCGCACGTTCTATCATGTATTTGCCTACCGGCATATCCAAAGCATTAACCTGGTATCCGGGTGCGATAAACTGGAGGACTTCCTTTAGAGTTGCAGCCTTAAATGTATGGTTGATCAAAGGCATTTTTTTTAGCCGGTACATTTCATCTTCACATTCAATTATGATCGGAATCTCAGCCCCTACCTCAGAAATATATCCGGTGAATTCTGTACTCAAATCACCATCATATCCCGCTTCAATTACAATAGAATCACCAACCTTCAGATGCTCGAGCAGATTTTTACGTTCAATAGAAAAACGCTTATTATTTTCTACTGCATTTTTAAATTCCCGGGGAAGCTCCAGGCTTGCTGTATCAGAAAATTTTTCAATACTGCTTTCAATTTTGATAGACTTTGCAACAAAAAACTGAATCCTTTCTGCAATGGTGATCCTGATATCAATGTTATAATAATGCAGTTGCATGGATTAATTATTAGGATTTATTAGTGAATATGTTACCTCTTTGATACTTGATGCGGTAAGAGTAAACTGCATTGTATCTTGAAACCCTTCCACAGAAGTAATTGATACTTCTTTTAGGTATATTGAAGTAATATCCTTTTCAAGGAACTGTCCGCCTTTAACTTCTATTGTACTGTTATTTTCAAAAAAACGACATAATTCATCTATCTTATTTGTTGGGTATCTGTGGTTTTCAACATCTATTAATATTCCTCTGATGTCAATGTTCCAGGGCTTGGTTCCCCATCGCTCAATAACTACCGTATCACCACCGGAAACTTCAGTTTCAATAAGGTTTTTTTCACGGCTGAAATTCATCATTAGGGGCGGAGCATAAATGGAACCGTCTCCGGATCCTTCCAGCATTTTGGCAAATTTTAGTGAAACCTTATTTTCTTTTAAACCATACGACATGGTTACCTCTTCAAATGCGGGATCATAATCCTCGTATACGTCAATGTTGTACTCATTTTCTTCACGATTAATCACGGCCTGATTGATCTTGTTATTGATCGCCATGATTCCAAAAGCTGCTGCATAACGTGCAGCTAAATTGATTACTATTGATTCTCCGTTTGTCATTATTGAAGTTTTTTAGCACTTAAAATTCCCATATCTGCCAGCCATCCGATCTGTCCCCACTTTAACGCCCAGGTGTCATCATCCAGTTCCTCTGGGAAAGGTATATGAAGGAAGTGACTGATCAGTGCATCTGCCTTCATATAAAGATCACTTTCCTGGTTGTAGCTTAGACCGGAACTGTCTAAACTTTCCCAAACTTTCCCTGTCTGATTGGAATGAGTTCAGAGATCAGTCCGGCAGCAGCATAGAATAATCCATCATCGTTAAGAACACGTTCTTTATCTGTAATGAGACAGTTTTTCACCAGAATTTCCTGTCCTTTTTTAGGATCAGAATTCATGAACTTCATTGACTGTCCTACCACAGACCGGGAAGGAACAATAGCCAAAACTTCAATTTCTTCTGTGGAATCATCATCCAATGGAAGGATTAAGGATTTTAGTTTATCGCCATGCTCTTTTTTTAAAGCATCTTTTGTTTCTTGACTTACTTCTTGTAACATTTTAAGATTGTTTAAAGATTAAAAAATAATTATTATACTATGGGAATACGTCCAGATCTACTTTTAAAGCAAATAAATCAAACTGTTTTTCCAGTCCCATATCTCCGGTGACCTCCCGCCCATTACTCTGGAATTTAGCGATGATCTTATCAACGATAATTAGGTTATATTCGTTGACAAACTCTACCGTTACTGTGAAGGGTTTCACCTTTAAAAGATCACCACCGGCGGCACGCTCTAAGGGTACCAAATCTGCCATCATTAAAGTCATGGATGCTGTAGGGGTTTTCTTTCCCCAGGACCATGAAGTGGCATCAATACCTAAGGTATGATTTAACTGGTGCTCCTGCTCATTCCCGTAGCTTATTGACTTGACATCAATCGGAACACCATTTATTTGAACCTTTACATCCACACTATCATAGGCCTTTCCGTTTCTGATAATATCACTCATTTTATAACTGTGTTTTTAGATTAACTGTTCCGTTAATTTCACCGATGTTCCCTTTCGGAACGATCTTAAACCCTACATTCAGGACTTTAGCCACAATTACATCGCTGTCCTTGTCTATGTAAGTTTTTCCTCCGGAAATTTCACCGGCACGCTCCATATCTGCAAAAACACCGTCACCAATCGCTTCAAAAGCCACCACTACTCCCGGTAAAAGTTTTCCGGTTTCCGGATTCACTGCCGGATCTGTTTTGACCTTTGGTAAATAAACCGTTCTTAACAATCTTCTGACCTTTTTTGCGGTCCTTCCATACGCTACAGTATGTTCATTGATGTTATTATCTGCATCCAGGATAATCGGACTACAGACATGGTCATTATTGAGTCTTACCCCGGCCATTCCGGTGTAGGTGAGACCAAATACATAGCCTTTGTCTTCCAGAGTCTGAAGGTCAGAATATTGTTCTTTGATCGTTTTATGATTGGATAATCCAGGATTCACAAGCAACTTTTTAGACTCATGGGTCAGGTTTTTCGTTTCGTTTTCCCCGATATTCTGATTTACAGTACAGGAAGCACAAACCCCCAGGACGGTACCAATAAAAGCATACTTTTGCGCATGACCGGTTTTCTTTGAAGCGACATCATAATCCTGACCGATTACAAGGGTAACCCCTTCCGCTGATAAATTTTCGAGATCTCTCAGATTAGCGGAACTGGCAGCAGTTCCTCCATATGCATAGCCCTCAAGAAAAACAGAAACCGGCATAAAGTTATCTTCGGACCATTCTTCCAGTTCTTTAGCTTTAGCAATGGCATTATAAACGTCATCAGGCACTCCATTAAGCAGTGTAATTGTGGCTGCAACCGGCAGGTTTAATCCGACAGCAAGTTGCTTTATTTTTCCATCAGCAGCTGTCATCAGTTTTTTTGCAGGATCTGCGCAAAGGTCTACCAGTTTTTTTGTTTGCTCTTCAATAATAAGGTGAAGCTCAGTCCCGGCAGGCGCAAATCGGAAAAACTCCGAAATATGCTCAAAAACGTTGACATTGTTTGCCGTATCATATTCTCTTGTAATGCCTAAGCTTTCAGCATCATCAATGTTATACACCGTTGTAGGTGTACTAAATTCAATTCCTGTAGGTTTTGGCCCGGTTAGAATGATTCCACTGATGGCATCATCACTCCCTAACCTGTTAGCACCTACTTTTCCTTTTTTAAAATTAACACCGTTTATGTTTGCCATTTTTGAGTGAATTTTGTTTGTTCATCTTTACCTGTATCACTGTCAGTAACCGTATTTTTTGATGTGTTTTTGTCATCATCATTCTCAGAACCATTATGACCGGTGGTATCAGTAGTATCTTCTACATCATCTTCAGCAGTTTCCGGACGTGTTACAGTTTCAATTTTCCCCGTAACTTTTCCGTTTTTATCCTTTTTCAAACTGTTCTGTGCGTAGTCATCATCTGTGAACCATTCCCCCTCAGGGTTTAGAAAAAGCTTTTTAATGTCTGGATGATCTTTAAAAAACTGTGTTGAATATTCTTCCTGTGTCTTTGTCATAACAGTAGTTTTTAAGGTGTTGCATTTTCTGAAATGATTGCTCCAAAACCATGTTCCTGCTTTTTATCACAAAGACCATAAGTATGCAATCTTAATTCTGACTGAGGATCTTTTGATCTGGTATCATTTTTCATTTCTTTATACAATACAGTTACCGACTCAATATGATAAACCGTATTTGGTGCATAATAGAAAATAGATCCTCTTTGATCGGTTGGAGCCGGAACAGATCCTAAAGATTTTAAATCTCCAGAAGCACTGTACAATGGTGTATCATTGTTTTCAAAGAACTTCATTTTGAAAAATCTCTTAATTTCGCCTGTTTCCTTATCGAATTCCAGGTCACGATAATTTGTAGTGTTTGCCCTATCTTCCAATAAGTCAGCCCGGTGATCATCACCTAAAACCATGTACCATCCGGATTTATCCGATAGGTTCAATTTTCCGACTTTATTGTAAAAATTCAACAAATCAGAATACGTTAGACGTTTACGGCCTTCGAAAGAAGCCCCGGTAGTTCTGATTACCGGCATTTTTGCATTGTTGCTATTGGTTGGGGCGAGTTTGTTAAGAACATAGTCTCTAGCACCAATCTTAAACGTGTTTGTATGCTCGACTCTGATGGCTGCCTGTTTGTCAAAAGCCATTCCACGAAGTTCTTTATCTGTACATAAAGTTGGAGTGGTATCCAATTTATCCCAATACACTAGCCCTTTCTTTCCAGTCATTTGAACTGGAGTAAAATCGGTATTTGCATTGACTTTAAAACCGACATTATTGATCAGCTTATTAAATAGAATTCCGTCTTCTCCAATAGCTGCTGGATTAGGAGCTTTTAATGTTCCTATAAAATCGTCATTGTAGTTCCTGAAGTCTTCAAGTAACTGGGGCTCTAAAAACTGGATCGCCCATAATCCATCTTGTAGTTCTGGCATGATTATTTACTGTATTTTGCGTTAAACAAATTTTTGAACTTTTCAGGTTCCTCCGTGGCCAGTTTCTCTAGCCCTCTAGGATCTTCCTTCTGCCATTGGGCAAAATCCCAATTATCACGGCCCACAACCGGAGCGTTCCCCTGAACACCTGCCTGAATGGCTGATGAAATATTAGGTGCTTTAGGTTTACTTACATTTTTAAAAACCAGTTCTAAAGCTTCTACTCCAGATGTGGCACCAATAGTTTCATAAGTTTTTCTTTCATCGTCAGTGAAAGGTTTCCCAATGCTGGCAGCAGCATTGTCTATGATGGTTTTAATTCGACCATCTTCATACTCCTTTAATTTGGCCACAGCCTGATCTCTTGCTGTTTCTGCGGTTGCCTTTTCAGTTTCTGAAGTGCTCATTTTTTCCTGTAATGCAGTAATTACGGCAGTGTCGGAACTTTGTGCATTGACTGATGTTAGACCAAACGCACTGATTAATAACTGTTTCATATTGTCGTTAAAATTTGATTGTTGTGTTTGAGTTTGCTGAAAGTCCATAAAGGCATTTACAGCAGGTGAAGGAACGGAGGTTAAAAGGGCGGCATACATATTGAAAACCTCTGTTTCTCCCACCTCTTCAGGATCAAATGACGGATACACCGTGTCAATTGATGCCGGTATCACCTCAGAAACAAGCCCTAGATCAAAAGCTTCTTGAGCACTTAACCAGGTATCCGCTTCAAGCCATGATCTGACCTCTTCTTTTGATTTCCCTGTTCTTAAGATTAATTTATGTTCAAAGTTTTCCTCCATAAGGCGCAAAAGCTTTGCACTTGATTCATGATCCTTTGCATTTCCATAAGAGCCGCTATGGGGTGCGTGAATCATCACATATCCGTTATTTACAATTCTTACTTTCTTGGCAGACAGTATGAAAATCGCACCCATCGAAGCAGCTAAGCCATCTATATCAATAGTAATGTCAGAACTTGATCTTTCAACCGCATTGCACATAAGATTACCAGCGAAAACACTTCCGCCGTAAGTGTGTAATCTGATATTTATTTGAGAATATTTACTCTCTAAAGCATTGAGATAATAAATAAAGGTTTCACCATCATAATCCCAGATGGTTCCATACATCGTTAGTGTATTGTCTCTAATTCCGAATATCATTTTCGATTGATTTTCAGCAAACTTAAAACACCGATTAAGGGGTTTGTAAATCTTCCGCAAGGGTTGCCACTTTTTAAAAAAAGGCATCTGGTTATTTGGAAGTTTGCCCAAAAGTGTATCAATGGCAAAAAGAGTGAATAATGAACCTTTACGGGCATTGGCTGAGAAAATGTTCGTTGAGGAAGGAATGACGGCAAAAGCAATTGCCGGTACTATTGACGTAACTGAACAGACCATAGGACGATGGCGTAAAGGAATTCAGGGAGATATTTCGTGGGATGATAAAAGAAAGCAATACTTAACTGCTCCTAACAACATCAAAAAAGTCTTAATGACTGAACTTGGAGATCTTGCAGAGGGCAAAGATTCAAAGATTGATGTAAAAGCAATAGCGACAGTTACAAAAGCAATTGAAATGCTCTCTGATAAAGTTTCAGCACAGATTGCTATGGCCGTTTTTAAAGAATTTGATTCCTGGATGGCTGTCCAGGATCCGGAAACAGCTGTTTCATTTCTTGAATGGCACAAGATGTTTCTCCTTTATAAAGCACAACAGGAACAGTAATGAGCTCTACAGATTTTAAACTAACAAAAGCCTTTGAAAAAATGCTCCTTGACTATGATGAGCATTGCAAAGGCATTAAACAATCTACAGGCTCAGGGCTTAACCCAAATGAAACCCCAACAGAAAGAAGAAAACAGCGTTTAGAATGGGAAAAAGATTACATTACCTGGTTTGAAGAATTTTTCCCCCACTATGCAAAAGTAAAGTGTGCCTGGTATCATAAAAAGCTTGCAGATCTTATCATTAAAAATCCGGTTTGTGATGTCCTGGCGGAAATTTACCGCTCAGGCGCAAAGTCTGTACATATAGACCTGGGAATCCCATTGTATCTCTATGTTACTGGACAGCTAAAGTTTATGCTTCTTTTTGGTCAAACGGATAAAAAGGCCAAAAAGCTGATCTCGGACATTCAGGCTGAATTCAGTTACAACCAGAAATTTGTTCATTATTATGGTAAAAAGTTTAAATATGGTGACTGGTCAGATGGAGATTTTACCACAACTGACGGAGCAAAATTTATGACCTCAACACCTGGACAATCACCCAGGGGACTTCGTGAAGGATCATCCCGTCCGGATTATATTGTTTTTGATGATGTGGATACAAGACAGCGAGTCAATAACGATGATCTTTCAACAAAACTTTTTGATTTTGCCTGGGAGGATGCCAAAGGAACGTTTGATGAAGGTTCTCCATATCGAAGGTTTGTTGTAGCCAATAACAACTTCCATAAGAATACCCTGATCAATCAGCTGAAAGAGGAATTTAAGATCATCACTAAGAAATTAAAAGAGGCTGGGCTGAAATCTACATTCTTCACCCTGACGGTGCCGGCGGTTAAAAATTTAACAACCTTCGAGCCGAATTGGCCAGAAAAAACCACTGCTGAATACTGGAAACTGAAATATCTGTCTACTCCGTACAGGTCATTCATGCGGGAATATATGCACGTCCATATCGTAGAAGGAAAACTCTTTAAAAACGAGTGGATCCAGTACAAGCCCCGGCTAAAGTTTGTTTCTTATGATGCCCTTGTTTTTTATGGTGACCTTTCCTATAAGAATGAAGGAGATTTTAAAGCGATGATTTTTGCCGGAAAAATTGGACGGGAATTTCACATCCTGAATTCTTTTGTCAGACAGACTTCAAGATATAATGTAGCAAAATGGCTTTATGAGTATGTACAGGATAACAGCCTGCTCAATTATAATATTTCCTACTATATCGAAGGGCTTTTTGCACAAGATGAATTTGTGAGTGATTTTGATGCCGTTGGTGATGAACTGGGCTGGTATGTTCCGGTAGTGGCTGACGAAAAATCAAAGTCCGGAAAGTTTGACCGTATCGAAAGTATGCAAGGATACTTCCAACGTGGTAACATTTGGTTTAATGAAAAGGAAAAGGAATCCACTGATACCCATGAACTCGTTAATCAGCTGCTTGCATTCTCACAGGGAAGTGGTGCTCATGATGACGGGCCGGATGCCATGCAAAGTGCTATCAGCAAATTAAATGTTGCAGCTGCAATCAATAAAATACCTCCCAGGACCACTAGCCGGAAGGAAATCAATGACCGTAACCCTAATAGATTTTAAATTATGTTTATAACAGATGACGATTATAGTGTACTTGTACGCACAGAAATAAAAGATATACTTCTTGAGAATTATTCTGACACCAAACTAAGATCTGCTGAACAAATGGCAATACACCAGGTGAAAAACTACCTGTCTGGAAAATATGACGTTCAGTTGATTTTTTCAAAAACCGGATCAGATAGAAACAGCCATATTGTAATGATCACTTTGGACTGTGCCTTATATCATCTTTACACACCTATTCCACGGAAAATGCCCGAAATAAGGGCACAGCGATATCAGGATGCTATTGATTGGCTTAAACTGGTAGCTAAAGGGGAAAATACGGCCGATTTACCACCTATCAAAGACGACAGTGGAAACAGTATGATGGGTATTAAAATCACTTCAAAACATCCGGCTGAAAACAATAGATGGTAAACACACTGTTTAAACAGTGTTTAAACTCAATTTTAACACAGTAAAAAATAATTCTCATGAGAATATTAGGTTTTGATATTACACGCCAAAAAAGCCCCGTTTCTGTAGCTCCAGAAAAAAAAGAAGCAGGACGGAAAAATCCTAAAATAACACAGATTGTAGAATCATTCAAAGATAACAGCCGTAAGGACATTCAAAAGTGGCGACAAGCAATGACCGCTGCAATTAATCCGGAAAGCCCAAAATTCAACCTTTACCACGATATCGTAGATGACCTGATGACAGACGGACATCTTCAATCACAAATTGAAATGCGTAAATCCTCAACGCTGAACACGGATTATCAGGTGATCAATCGAAAAACAAAAAAAGTTAATGAAGAAATTACCTTCATTCTGCAACAGCAATGGTTTTATAAATTCTTGGATGGATCTATAGACGAAACAGTGAGGGGAACCAATTTGGCAGAATTCCTTTCTTTCCAGGCGGAAAAAATTGAAATGAATTTTATTCCACGTAGGAATGTTGTTCCTACAAGAAAACAGATTTTCCCGGATTTAACAAAACCTGATTTTATTGATTACAGTAACCCTGCATATGATCCGTGGCTTTTACAAATCGGCGAAAATTTCAATCTTGGAATTATCAACAATATTATTCCTAACCTAATTTGGAAACGTAATGTAATGCAAGCCTGGGCTGAATTTTGTGAAAAATTTGGAATGCCCCTGATCACCGCTACAACCAATACAACAGATTCAAAAGTAATTGACTCAGTACATGAAATGCTGCTTAATCTGGGACAGGCTTCTGTGGGTACCTTTCCAACCGGTACAGACATTAAGTTTCAGGAGGCTAACCGACAGGATGCTTATCAGGTTTATATGCAGTTCATGCAGGCGAATTCAAATGAGATCTCAAAAGTACTCGTAGGATCAACCATGCTGAGTGATCAGGGAACCAACAGATCACAAACGGAAGTTCATGAAAGATCTTTAGATAATCGTATTGCTCAGGCTGATAAGAGAAAGATCCAGTTTATTGTAAATGATCAGTTATTTCCACTATTAAGACAGCAGGGATACAATATTAGCGATGATGATATTTTCGAGTGGAAAACAGCCGAACAGGAAAGCTCTTTAACCGAATTATGGACCATTACCAATGGTTTAATTTCAAACGGGTACGAAGTTCAGCAAGAGTGGATATCACAAACTTTCAATATTCCTATTGAAGGCAAAAAAAAAACTCTGAGCTCGGATAATGGCGCAAATATAGCCGCAGGATTTTTCCCGCAGCCTGTGAGTTCAATCCGTCCTAACAGGTATAACTTTGACTGTTCCTGTGGAAAGCACAATACGCCTCTAGATTCAATTTTTGAAAACAACATCCGGAAACAGGTTAAAAAGCTTGTACGTTCTGTCTATGATAATAAAAACATTATTGGTGCAAAAGGAGATCTGATTGCCACTGAAGCCTTGTTGATGGTCAAAGGCTTAAGGGATAATTTTAAAACTTACAATCCTTATACCGGTCCTGATCAGCTTGTTTTGCAGATGATGGAATATAATGTTTTTGAATTTTCAGCAAGTAAAACAGAGGCCCGGTATGCAGCAATGACAGAGTTGATGACAGATGGAGATAAAGGAATCCGGGACTATAATGACTTTGAAAGATTATGTCTTGAAAAAACCGAAGATTTAAACACCAGCTATTTGCAGACAGAATACAACCTGAGTATTGCCGTAGGACAAAATTCAGCGGCATACGTCAGGTTTATGGCCGAAAAAGATACGGTTACAAATCTTGTACAGTATCAGACTGTGGGAGACGAAAATGTAAGGGAAGCACACCAAATACTTGACGGGAAAATATTTTCCCTGGATGATAAAGAAGCGATGAAACTCTGGCCGCCAAATGGCTATGGATGTCGATGTGAAATGTTACAATATATCGGATCCGGAAAACCGATATCGGGAAGAACCGGAACAGAACTTATATACTCCAGAGATGTGAAATTTAAAAACTCTCAATTCGAAATTAACCGGGGGGATTTAAAAGAAGTCTTTACTAAAAAACAATTTTACAGTGACAATAAGGGGCTATCTGCGGATTTAAATAAAATGACTTACGACCAGTACGATTTAAAAAAATGGAGTGATTTAAAAGGGAATTTAAAGCCTATAAAATTAGACAACACGATCACTTCAGAAAATGTAAAAGAGCTCTTCAAAAAAGAAAAGGATTATCAATACATGGGATTCAGTGATTATATGGGTAGAAAAATGGTACTTCCGGAAAAGACATTCAACAGCAATACTTCAGGAAAAGCCGTTAAAGAAGATAAGCACCAGATATTTCCACACCTTAAAGATATTCTTAACAGCCCGGATGAAGTGTGGCTGAATGAATATGAAAAAAATACATTCGGATCCAACTATATAAAATTCTATGAAGACCGGGCTGTAATTGTTAAAGTCAATATTAACAACAAAATGGAAGGCCTCGAGATCCTTGACTGGTATAATTTGAATAATGATGATGCTAAACAAAGAACCGGCATCAAAATAAAGTAAAAAATATGGCAACTACAAAATTAATGATGCTTGTAGATCTTTCCGCAAAACTGTTTAATAATGGTTTACAACGGCTACAGAACAGATGGAACCAGGGTGTTGATAACATGAAAAGAAAGTATCAGTCTTTAATTGACATGGTACCTGGTTTGGATGGTGCCCTTGACAAACTGAAAAATCCTTCCGTTGTCTTTGGAGCTGCATTCATGGCTGCTTTTGGTTTTCTCAGTCAGGCAACTAAAATGGCTAATGATTGGGAGGTCAAAATGGCAGAAATTAACGTAACCGCCGGGCTATCGAAAAAGGAGCTCCGGGGGCTCTCTGATCAGCTTCTGGATGTCGGTGCCCGAAACTCATCAAACCTCGATGAAGTTCCAAAGGCTTTCACCCGGATCATCAGTGCCGGGTTAGATGTTGATCAGTCGTTGAAAGCTTTAGAACCAACCATGAGGGCTGCGAAAGCTGGGTTTACAGATGTTGAAACTGTGGCCGGTGCCGGGATTGCTACGATGATGTCTTCGGGAAAAGAGATAAATAAAGTGTATGATGTTCTTTTTGAAACGGTAAAAGAAGGTAATGCAGAATTTAAAGACATCGCCAGGTATCTTCCAAAGGTCATACCGCTGGCCCGAAGTATTGGCTATGAACTGGAATCAACTGCCGGCGCTTACGCTTCATTGACCACAAAGTTAAGTGCAGAACAGTCTTCAACTGCACTAGAAGGTATTATGAGAACCCTTTCTAATGCGGATGTTGCTATGGGAAAAACAGATAGCAAGACTGGGAAGTATATCAGTGGCTTCAGATCCTTAGGGATTAACGTTTTTGATGCTACCGGAAAGATTCGTCCCCTAATTGATATCGTAGCAGAAATCAATAAGCAAATGGATGGATTAACGGATGAACAGAAAGTAAAAAAGCTTAGTAAATTAGGCTTTGACCAGGCTACAGCTTTAGGATTTGGTACGTTAGCTCAGGATATTGAAGGACTTAAAAAAGCTACCATTGCCACATCTACTGCTCAAGGATCGCTTGATCAGGCTTATATTGACTCACTCACTCCTATGGAGCAATACGATGTTATTCAAAACAATATTAAAGCTTCTATGATCAAACTGGGTCAGGCAGCACTGCCATACCTTACAGCTGGCCTTGAAAAAGTAGCACCTCTGTTTCAGTGGATGTACCAGAATGTAGATAGTTTAATTCCGGTATTTTTAGCATTTACAGCAACTCTAGGAATTCTTACAGTAGCAACATGGGCGTGGAACTCTGCATTATTTGCCAATCCTGTTACATGGATTATCCTGGGAATTTCTGCTCTTGTTGCGGTCATTGCTTTGGCTATTGCAAAATATGATGAATGGGGAGCAACTTTATTATTGTTTATGGGACCTATAGGCCGTGTTATTTCTGCGCTAAAAGGAATTTATGACCATTGGGACAGCATTAAAAAAGCTTTTAATGATGGCGGTATTATTGCCGGTTTAGAACGTATTGGGATCGTTCTTCTGGATGTGATCATTCAACCCATTGAACAGCTCCTTAAATTGATGAGCCATTTACCCGGATCTCTGGGAAGGGCTGCAAAAGATATGCAGGGAACCGTCCGAAAATTCCGGGAGGATCTGGATCTTGTTGATACATCTAAGGAGGTTCTTGATAAGAAAAGGCCAGAATATCTTGATGCCATGAAGGCACACACAGAAAAAGTGTTCAATCCGAAAAAACCAATTGATCCTACCTCTTTATATGGAACAGAAGGTGGTGCGTTTAAAGATCCGGGAGTTCCAGACAAAGACAAAAAGAAAAAGCTGAAAGATGGGGTCAATAAAGTCACCGGTGAAGCGAAACAGGTTAGAAACATCACTATCACCATTGGATCTTTAAATAGTGGGGGAATCAATGTTAAAAATGATGAATTCAGAGGAATGACAAAACAAGATGTAGAAGACTGGTTCAACAATGGAATGATGAGAATTTTAAGGAATGTAGAAACCTCTTAATATGGATATAGAATTTCAGGGTGATTTTATTCAAAAACTAAACAGAATCAACAAAGCGGCATTCCTGAACAGATGTATCGGGCAGGTCGGTGTCATAGCTGTTAATTTTTCCAAAGAAAGATTTGTTCAGAAAAACTGGATAAACAGAACCCGTGAAGCCTGGCAGCCACGAAAGCGCCCGGCACGGGGTTCAATCCTTGTAAGATCTGCAAGATTAAAACGAAGTATCCGGAAGATATCTCAAGGAAATTATTATGTATACATCGGAACAGATGTTCCATATGCCCAAATACATAATGAAGGTGGGCAAATTAATAAGACGGTAAATGTAAAAGCTTTTACCCGGCAAACATCAGGGAACCGGACCAGAAACAGACGGGGAACTCAAAATGTGAGAGCTCATACCCGGAGAATGAATATTAGAATGCCTAAAAGACAATTTTTAGGTGATTCAGCGGTATTAAACCGTAGAATTGAAAGATTTATATCACGTGAACTAGACAACGAAATAAATAGGCAATGAAAGCATTTTACAACAAACTGATTCAAACCTTTGAGAGCGAAAAAATAAAAGACCTGTACAGATCAAAAGGTGTTCTATACCCCCAATTTATAGATTTATATGGAGGTCAGGACATTAATCCGGAGAGCTTTGAAATTTACCCACAACCGGCAATTTTTGTAAACTGGAGCATTGATTACAGACAACAACCGCCATCTGCAACAATTACTTTCAGACTTTGTTTTGAGCAGCTACGAGATACAAGCAATTTAGGGAGAAACACGCAGGAGGCTTTAAAATTCATCGATTACAAAGAAATAACAGATGATATCCTCCGGAAGTTTGAAAGCCAGGACACCGGGAAGCTCACACCCTCAACAGAAGAACTGAACGTAGAACCAATTATAACCGATCAATATGTACTGGTTTACAATTGTAGTTATAAAAATAAAAAAATCACCCCGGATGCTCAGGGTGAATATAATGATATCACTGTTAAAAGTGGATTATATACCACAATGTTAGATTAAATTTCCGTATTATCAACGTACCATTTACCACGTTTTTTATAAATCTGTATTTGGTACGTTTTTAATTCCGTATAACCATTTAAACGGCGTTTAAAGAACTTTTCAATCCTCAATTTTACATCTCCGGAAAGTTGTCTGTCTTCAAAAACAAGGCCATACATGGTCTTCTTTACCACAACCAATCCTGAATAATCCGTATTTTCATAGGGCTTTTCTGGGCGGTGCTTAAATACTTCTCCTTTACTGCGTACAGGATTGATCTGGGCAACTACATTCATTCCCCAAAAAAATAATACAATAAATGCCAAATTCTTAAAAAGAAATCTTCCAGTGACCTTCGTTATCATACCTTGACATATAGACATCATTAACTTTTAAATAGCTTTTTTTACTTGATAATTCTACATCAGCTTTATTATCAATATGTTTTTTCCATAGAGGAAATAAAGCAAGATATTTGCCATAAATAGCATCAATCCCCCACTTTTTTACCCCTACTATTTCCAGATCATTATTTTTACCATCCATGTAAGTAAAGTATTTAACAAGCAAAACATCAGTCTTGTCTTCAGAATTTACATACATGAAATTATCTGAATCATCATCATTCCGATCAGTAACTAATATATAATTTCGTCCCGTGTCCTTTACCAGTTGATCAACATTCTGCCGGAACTGAAGAGAATCCAGTTTTTTAAAATTGGTTTGAGCAAAAAAACAAGCCGGTATTAATAAAAATAGTAATTTTTTCATATACAATATTTTTACAAAGTTAAAAAATAATGAAACAAAAAAATGCGGTTTACCCGCATTTCCGATCATTGTAGTTGTTGATGTAATTGATTTTTGATCAAAGTCAGTGTATTTCCTTCATAACTGCCTGGCAGAGCATCAAAATAGATGTCAAACTCAACCAGGTAGTTGAATAATGCCTCTGCCATATAGAATTTTAACTTTAATTTAAAGACTTTTTTGTTCATCCGGGTAGATATAGCCTTTTTTAAAAGCTTTTCTCTTAAATCAATACATATAGAAACAATTGTTTTAAGATTTCTTTTTAGTCCATTGAAAACAATCTTATCCAGTTCAGACATTACGCCATTAATCACACATAACTGACTATAGTCAATATTAATCGTTACATTCATGACTAAAACTTCCTTTTAATTAATTCGCTTTGTTTTTCTTTCAATCTCACCTTTATAAGTTTTAATTGCTTTTTATTTTGACGGCGATTTTCTCCATTAGCAATAGCCGTTTCCAGTTCATCAATTTCATTCTGGAAATCCTCAATTTCTTCTTCAATCTCATGACAGTTACTGCATATCGTTACATTTTTAGTTTTGCTGCCATAGCCATCGTGAAGATCAAACCATTCTCCACAGTCGCATGGAGTGGGCATTTCAAAACCACAATCATAATCATCAATGATGATCAGGGATTCTCTTTCTCTATTTCTCATAATAGTACATAGTTTTGGTTGTCTCTTTTTTTAGCTGATAAGGTCCGCCAGGTGTAGCCTTTTTTTTCAAAGTGAGGGAGATCCTTAAAGGTCTTCCAGTTTCCGCCCCAATCCCATCCATGACGGGCAAAAATTTTCACGCATTCGTACCAGTCTGCAACACCGTCATTGTCCCAATCTTTTGCCGTATCCCAGCTTGCTGTCTTACCATCAATGATTAACACGATATCAACAGCTAAGCCGTAATTATGTATACTTTGTCCGGCATTTGCGTTTGTTACCTTTTTTCCGGGCTTAGTTCGGCCTATTGCGTAAAGATCTGCCTGTTCTGCAAAGGTCCTTAAGCCCTGGGAGATTCTGACCTGAGCACGACCGGTCAAACTTGCATTACATTCGTTAATGATTTTTGTTACTTCTTCTCTTACACTTGGGTGTAGTTTTGAGATTCTTTCCTTTGTTACTTTGTCCATTGTATTAAAAATTAAAGGTTAGTTGATTTCCTGTGTTTTTCTCCTTATCCTGTAATTTTTTCAGTTCCCGTTTCGCCGGAATTCCTAAATAAGTACCGTAGGTCCTAATGGAAATGTGAAACTGTGGCTCAATGTAATCGTGAAAAATCTCTTTATAGGTTAATTTATGACGGAATCTATATTCCATCGTGATTTCCTGGATTTTTACAATTTTCTTGTAGTAATTAGTTTTATTATAAGCCATACAGAATAATGAGTATATTTGCAATTGTCAACTTGCAAGCTCGTGGTCTATATGGCTATGAGCTTTTTAATTTCTGGAAGGAAATGGCAGTTTATTTTTGTGATACCATTCTTTGCTTCCTGGTATTTTTGCTGATTTGTTGTATTTTGATCTCAAGCTTTTAAACTGCTTGATCAGTGGTTCAAATTCATCCGCAGAATATTTATTTAAAGCCTTTTTCAGGGGACTTAATTCGAGCATAAAGCGGTTAAAATTCGTCCAGTCCTGAGGATCATATAATCCGATATACTGAGCATCTTTTAGAATAACCGATCTGAGGCTTTTTAAATGCTGCTGCGCATACTGATTATTTAATTCCTCGTATATGGTTGGTTGCTTCGGAAAGAAAGCAAAATAGAGGCTTTCAAGTTCTTCAGGTGTTAGATCATAAAGATTGCCGGTTCTGTACCTGGTATGCATCCAAATTGTTGGGGAAAGTTCCTCCTGGGTAAATTTTTTAAGCAGGTGCTCCCGCATTATTGAGTTTGTGATCATTTGGTTTGTTTTTTATGTTTAAATGGCGTTTAAACGCTTTTAATCTATTTTTTTTCCGCAGTCTGGACATGTATTCCACAGAACATTCCTCCAGTCAAATTCACTCCCACAATGGGGGCAAATTTTCCATATTTCATGATTGAAATACCTTAAAGTGATTATCATTTCATTTAAAATTTTGATACAAGTTTTGTTAATGCTTTTTTATATGCTTTATTGAATTCCATTTCAGTCACTTCTTTCCACTTGTCATCTATTTTAAAATCACTATAGTTAGACCATATTTCTATATTTGTATAGAAACTATATGTTTTTACATAAGTGATATTCTTAACTTTATCTACTCTTACAAAACTATTATCATCTTGTTTGTAAAATTTATTCATAATATCTTTTTTTGTTTGTTCCCAGGAGTGGAATCGAACCATTCCAAAAAACCGTTTGGGATTTAATATTCAAAAGAACTTTGAAAGGGAACTTCCAGATCATAAAACGTTCTCAGAGCATGGCCTAATTTCTCTTTTATTATTAATCTCTCTTTTTCACTTACATGATTTTCATCAGCTAAATAATTGTTATGTAAAACAGCTTTAAAATCTCCTTTCCATGGTTTTTCATCTATAAAGCTTTGATAAGTTGTAAACATTTTATGTCTATAAATTGCATCTTGTTTTTCATCAATTGTTTGAAAACGAACATAAACTATGTGCATCCATTTTGATACTTTCCTTTCATTATCTTCAGGCAATCCACATGTATCATTTTCAAACATTACTGTTAAAGCTCTTTTTTTAAGAATCTTATTAAGTTTTGAAACCCCATAAAAAACACGAAGTCTTTTGTTTTTAATACACCTCCATATTTCCTCAATTTCTTCCGCTGTTAAAGGATCATTTAACATTTTTTCTGTTCTTTTGTTCCCAGGAGTGGAATCGAACCACTCCAAAAAACCGTTTGGGAGATTTACTTACTCATTTCCTTTTCTAAAATCTCACAGATTTCACCAACGGTTAAATCAATGAAATCCTCTCTTTGTTGGTTAACTACTGCGTAATTGAAAGGGTTATAACCACTTTCTAGGTCATAGGTTTTAATTACATTTACTACATCTTCATTGTCAGAAACCATTTTAATTTCCTTATTCTCTATTTTTCCATATACTTCACTATGTTTACCCAGTACTTCACCAAAATAAACCTCCATTTCACTGTCAATTAAAATCTTAACGTGAGATTTTTTTGCAACGAAAACGCCTTCAAGTTCTCCGGATCTGCCGCAGTCAACATGCATTTTGTAAACCGCTTCTTTTTTTAGTTTGCTCATTTTTTATTAAAATTTTAAAGGTTGTTTGTTCCCAGGAGTGGAATCGAACCACTCCAAAAAACCGTTTGGGATTTACATATAGTCTACACAAACTATTTTTTCTGCTATAAAAACAGCTTCATCAACACTATCCGGATGTATATAAACCCTTACACCATCCATATTTTCATCTTGAAAATCTTCATCTTTGCACCAAACAAAAACTCCGGGTTCTGGAGAAAGCTCAAACACAAGATCGGTCTGATCATTAATTTTCTTTTTAAAATTCACAATGATATTTTCCTCATTGTTTAGAGTAAATCCTTTGTTTTCCAACTCTTCGTGATCTAATTCAAAAGGCATAATTTTAGTATTTATAAGTTTGTTCCCAGGAGTGGAATCGAACCACTCCAATAAACCGTTTGGGATATCAATTAAGCATTAATGCTTTCTTTTCTCTATATCTTTTTTGGTATAGACTTATCTTTTCTTTGTTTTTTACACGATATTCTTTTTGATATTCTAAGAGTTTGGCTTTATTCTTTTGGTAGTACTTTTTTAAGCATTCCCGTACTTTAGCTTTTACCCTTTCTTTATTTTCTGAGCGATACTGCTTTTGATACTCCTTTATTGTTTCGGCATGTTTCCTATAAGATTTTTTGTTACTTTCTTTCACTTTTTCCCTGAAATCTGGGTTATTATTATACCTATCACGGAAGTAAGACAACCTACAATCATGACAGGTATTCGTCAAAAATTTACTTCCATTATTGGATATTACTCTAAACATTCCAGATGGCTTTATTTGATTACATTTCTGACATGTATTTGAGGTGCCTACATTTAGTGTAAAGTCATTTTCAGCAGTTGATTTATAGTCATACTTTATCCCCTTCATTGGTTTTGAAGTAAGTAGATGATCATGAACTATATCCAGATAATTTACTGGATCAATTGTTTTAGCAATTTTGATTAAGTTATTATAGTCGAAAGATTTGCCATCAATTTGAATATCCATAATAGAAACACTTTAAGTTATTTTTGATGATTTAATTCTTCAATTTTCCCATTTTGAAGATTTTCAACTTCAACATTTTCGTTGAAAATTCTATTTATAAAGTCTATTTCTTGTTGAAATACAAAAGGAGATTTTAGCTTTATAAATCGGTGCCATTTTTGGTCAACAAAAGCATATCTATGGAGATCTAAATACATAAAATCTGTTTGTCTGTTATGAAATTGCTCAAGACTTTTGTATGATGTGAATTCTTTTTCCTTTAAATCTTTTCCATCCAAATATTCAAGCTTAAAAGCAGTTGCATTTTCAAAAATTATTCTTTTTTTAAACTTTTTCATTGTTGATACCTTTATTTAAATAAATGAGCGAAAGGATCTGGAGTATTTGGGCCTTTTGTTAGTATAAACATTAAATAATTTTTATCAGAATCGGCCTTTAGTTTCCATATCTCAATCGTATTTTCGTCTATCTTTTCAGCCCTATAAAGCCATTCAGCGACATAGCAACTTTCTTTTTTAATCTTTCTTAATTCATCTTTAAAACTGATTATAAAAGAATCAGCTTCTAAATTACTTTCACAGAGATTAGTCACTCTGAAACTGACCTGTAATTCTTGTTTCCCAGATCCATACTTTTTTACATTTTTAGTCCACATATAATTTTATTTGTTTGTTCCCAGGAGCGGAATCGAACCGCTCCAAAAAACCGTTTGGGATGTTATTTCATTTTACTTTCAATCACCGCAAATAAGATGATTCCTACAAAAAAGCCCGTTATAAAGGCAATGGCTGCTACACCTGTTATTAAAAGATCTTGATCCATTATTATGTTGTTTTTTCGATTGGAAATAAATTTTCTATGATGGTCCCTTCCGGGAAATCAACCGATGTGATTGATAGTGGAATAAATTCCTTCTTACCCTGAGCATTCGTGGTATAAGCTTCAATAAAGAAGGCTGAACGTTCTGGTTTATATGCATCCTGGATGATTCCTACAGCATCAGTAAACTTTTCATCATTAAACTCCTCAGCCAGTTGTCGTAGCTCCAGGACTCTGGATGATTTTAAATTGCCTTTGGCATCCTTTTTTAAAAGCTTGTTGATTGTACTAACCAGTTTTGCACTGTTTTCATCTTTTGCCATACTATCAATAACCTCTTTTATTTTGTCAATTCCGGCATTTACAGTGTCATCCCATCCGTCTATGACCCTAAAACCGTAAGTGATGCCATTTCCTTTATCATCACTGAAAGAATGCCCCTGTTGGCCCTGTTTGATGTCATATACTTCTGATTTCATTTCTAAAAGGATGCTTAATCCCTGGAATACTTCAAGTTTTGCAGTAGAAAGCATTTTTGAAATATTCAGAAGCGTATTAATAAAGACAGGTACACTTTCTTTAACTGTTTCTTTATATGTGGCTCTGGACTCGTTTTTTATTGCTTCTGCTGCTTTAGCTGCAGCTTTGAGTTCGTCCGGAGAAACAGACTGCAAAAGTGCCAGTCGATCCTCAGGAGATAATTGATTGATGTCTATTGTTGTCATTTTGTTAGTTCTTTTATTTGGGTTTCTAATTGCTTAAATCTCTCTTGTTTTTCAATAATGATCTTAGGATCCTTTGCGATACTGATCTGCCACAGAACTACATCCTTTCTTCGTTCCAGTTCTTTACGGCTTACATCTTTTTTAATCATTATTAGGAAACATTTCTAAGTGCTTTACGTTTACTGGATCTTCTGTATTCTTTGAAAGAATTACCGGTTATTTCCCAAACACGACCATTTTCATCATCCACAACTTTTTTGAAATTTTCTTCCTTTAGTCTCTTAAATTCTCCTATTTCCCTAAGATTTAATAGATATGAAATAATTCCTTTTGGGTTCTTTTGACTTTCTGGAATATGGAACCCTTCATTTCTTGTGAATCTTTTTATCAATTCCTTGCTGTCTTTTTCTAAGGCTATGATTTCAAATTCTTGATTAAGCATCATTTTTGCCTTTGTCAAATAGGAGTTGCTTTGAATTACGGCAAAGCATACTCCTGTATTTAAAAGTTCTTCAATAATCATTTTTAAATATTTTGTAGTTTAATTTTTTCTCTTATTACCATTCTTTTCAGCCTTCTCAGGTCCTCAATAACCTTAACATTTTGAACCTGATTTTTTTCGATTGGTATTTCTTTGAATACAGGTTTTAAATCATCGAAAATCATTTTTTGAGTGGCAGGATCATTAACACCATTGGCCGCACAGATCTTTTTTACACAATTTGCTGTTGCACCGATCAGATTAATGTAGGCACGACCAAAACGGCTCTCAATTTCATCAAATCCCAGTTTTTTAAGCTTTACACCTCTTGAGATCCTTTGTTCCAGGTGAGGAGTTCCGGCAATTATTAACCCCATTTCATCCTCATTCTCATTATACAAGTGTATAAACCATCTTAGGGCAGAATCTTTCAATTTATCGGCTTCATCCACTATTAAAAGCGGCTTCACTCCTGTTCTTTTGCGGAAAAACTCACAAACTTTCATTCCTAATTTATCAATGTGGATGTAAGATTTTCCCGTGTCAATACCCAACATTGAGCATAATTCTGTTAAAAATTCTCGTTTTGCCCATTCACGGCAACGGATATAAAAGACTCCGGTTTCTGCATTGCTTTGGGAGAAGGTTTTTAAAGGAGCACTTTTGCCGATTCCGGCTTTATCGCTGATGATCATGAACAGGTTGTAAGCTTTCGCATCGGTACAGATCTTAGAAACCTTCTTATAGTTGATCGTTTCTGCGATCTGCCATTCTGAATCATCCCAACCGCAAGCTTTACCAACTTTCAGCCATAATTCATCCTTGATAAGCTCCCATTTTTCGTTCACCATCTGTGAGATAGTTGCTGTAGAAACATCGGCTTTTGTAGCTACTTGACCGTAGCTACCAAGCCGTTCTTTTTCTGTATTAATTGCAATAACTATTGCGGATTTTTGTAAGTTTGTCATATCTTAATAATTTTGAGACGTATTTTTTAAGATTGCGTCCTCAATATCTTCAGGAGTGTAGTCAGCTCCTGAAGCTTTTCTAAGAGGTACACCATAGCTTTCATCATTGAAGCTATCTTCAAAAGCGGTGATCGCTTTTTTATCAGTATATAGGCCCATCATTGACGAATCTTCACCAATCATTGAAGCAAGTTCATTTTCTTTCATTTCAGCAATTGCTTTGGCTCTTGCTTTAGCCTGGCTAATTTTTCCAAGCTCCGGATTTTTGCCCTTATTTTGAACCTTTTCAAAGAATTCAGCCTCACATAAGGATTTTAAAAGATTGCCGTTCTTTTCCCAAAGGAATACAATTGACAGATCATTAAGATCATAAGTCACAACCACCTTTTTATTGAAATAATTTGAAATAATGTCGTAATAAGCAGGGCTTATCATATAATCGAACTCAAGACCCACAAATTCAGTTACAAACTGTCCATTGCTTCTGAGTGTAATTTCTTTCCGAAGACCAAACAACATTGAAATTGTTGATTCCGGAATAAAGTTAACATGCGGTTTTTCGCTATACTCATGTAGTTGAGCCGGGCTTGAATGTACTGTAGCATGTTTTCTGGAATATCTTGAAAATGCTGTATTTCTGTACTTTTCAATATGTACACTGGCTTCATCAATATTCTGCTGTAGGTCCCAACCGGTCCTTTTAGCTTCTTTTTTAATTCTCTTCAGGTATTCCGCAGATCTGTGAGCATAAGCCGCTCGTGATTTGATACCTTCACCGTAGAAATAAGCAGAATCCATAAGGAAAACAGATTGAAGGGTTCTAAACCATCTTTCAATACCTGCTTTTTTATTGGCATGGGAAGAGAATGTCATTGTAATTCCTAAAGATTCCATTCTTTCAAAAAGATCTGTCATCTGTGGCGTATTGTGTCCGGGGAACCGGTCGGTCACCCACTCATGAGGTAAATATCCTGCGTTCTGAACGGCCATTTTCATTGCTTCCAGATAAACGACATGGTTTTCATCATAATCAAATGAATAGCCCAATATATCGCCTGAATAAACATCCCTAACAGCAACCACAAAAAGAAATTTTTCAACTTTTTTAGTCTTTTCTTTCCCGTTCTTATCTATATATGTTACTTTTCCTTCATGAGAAATCATATTGATACGGGTTGCATCCATTTCCCAACAATCACCGGCAAATAATGCCGTTTGAAAAGGAACATATGACTTATGAATGTGAGATTTACTGCTAGATGCTCCAAAACGCTTCAAACCTGTCAAAAATTGGGTTTTCGGCAGTTCCAGTATAAGTTTGACCAAACCAACGTCTCGAAGGCGTTTTTTTGGTGGTCATTTCACATAGATCAGTTACTTTTCTAATAATATGCTCATTAGAGAAATTCTGTGGCATTGAACGAAGCTGCATAACCCAGCTGAACACTTCCGGATCATTGTAAATCTCTGCATTGTTATTGCCTGTTCTAGGCAAATGAATGATATCTACAATTGCTTTATCTGTAGTTTCCAGAATAGTGATTTTTTCCTTTAACTTTAAATAGTTGTGAGGAATGTATTGTAGATCTAAATCAGACAAAATCGGACTTAAATCTCTATAGATTTTATTAGCAGTTCCGGGATAATTGTCTTTTTCATCCAGGATAAAATCTAAAACTGCACAAGCTTTAGAAAGTGCAATACGTTGGATGTCATTGACATCCTTATAGAATTCCGCATATTGCTTAGAAACAACCTTTAAATGCTTTTTAAATCTAATTTCAAGGTTTGTATCTTCTTTTGATTTACATGCGATTTTAAAAGCGTCTAATAAAGCCTCAGCATCCCCAAATAGATTTCTGTAATTTTTAGGTGCTTTATTAGGTATATTGTTCAGGCAGTAGTAGAACTGCCCGGAATGTTTTCCCCAGCGCCATGACTTACCAGAGTCCGGCATGAAGTCCTTTGCTTTTGCAAGATCACAGGCTCTAACTGTTTTTTTATAGCGGATTCTTGCAACTTTTAAATAATTTTCCTCCAATCCACAAACATCAGCAACCAAACGATCTGCAAGCCAAACGCCCTCAGTACCTCCTGATTGTCTTATTATAATATCTGTAGATTTAAAGTTCATTTTGAAAATTTTGTTCCCAGAGTGGAATCGAACCACTCAAAAAACCGATTGGGATAGTTATTTAACTGTTTTATAGGTAATTAAAAAATTAAGACCTAGTATCATATGATACTTAGCAATTTCTTTAGATAGTGTTGTTGCATCAACAACTTTTATTTCTTTAAAGCTGTAAAGTGTTTGTAATATCTTTTTCATAGTAATTTATTGTCAGTTATATTTTCTAATTCTTTTAATATCTTAAGTCCTTTACCTCTAATAGGCTTACGTTCACCACGGGCTATTTTGCCTACATACTCCGCATCTGTATTATGCTTTTTAGCAATAGTTTGATAGACCGTTATAGACTTTTCTTTAATTTTTTGGGCTAACGTTTCCAT